CTAACATCCTGGGCTTCCGTTCAAACATACCCAACCTTACCAACATACCCAAGAAAAGACATTCTCACTATTCGCGGCGGCAGCCGGGGCTACCCCCAGCTCCCGTTGATTACGGGGACCACGTATTCAACGGTGAGCCTCGGCTCCGCCTAGTACCGGTGAGACCGTTCTTTCCGAAGGTGCCGTTTAGTCAAATTGAGGCTCCGCGTACTGATAGGGAGCCTCTTGCACCTGTCGATCAACTTGGCCCGGTACTCCAACAACAAGTCCCGGTCGTGACGGGCAATGACATGCAGTCTATGTTGGCCGCTTTCAACAAGCGGTGCAACTTCGTCAGTCACGAGTCTGTTGATCCAGAAATTGTGAAGTCGGCCAAAAACCTGGCCGACCTCGTCTTCCCGGAGGGAATCGCCAGCTATGGATGGTCCGAGGACATCTTTGAACGCTGGATCGCTAAGTTCCGATTCGAGAAGCAGCTTCGTATGCGCGCTGCTCTCCTCAACCTCCACGACGTGGACTTCCGCTCCATCAACACCAAGAGCTTAATGGTGAAGGGAGAAGTGCTTTTAAAACGGAATGACCCGTCCTGGGCTCCGCGTGTTATTTATGTCGGTTCTGATGAATATAATGTTCTCACCGGCCCTCTTATGGATGAGTTCAATAAGAGGCTCAAGCACGCGTTAGACGAGTTCAGATGCCCTGAGTTTGTTGTTAAGTTTGCCTACACCGAGCGTGACACCTCCATTGCCCACTTTATGGATGGTTGCGACAGGTACTATGAAGGTGATTTTAGTGCAAACGATCGAGCCCAACTCAGGGAGGTAGTTCTGATCTTTGCGCACTGGTTAAAGAGGTCTGGGGCCCCTAAATGGTTTGTTCGTTTTTATGTGAAGAATTCCCTCAAGTTTATGGTCAAGTCTTACGAATATGGGATCAGTGCTGAGCTGCAATTTCAGCTGGCTACTGGTGGCACTGATACTACTGCCCGTAATACTTGTTGGAATTTGTCCCTGTGGTACTCATTTTGCAGGTCGCTCGGCATTAAACGAACAAAGGTAGCAGTCTTGGGCGACGACATCGCCGCAGGCACTGATCACCGCGGCATTCCCCTTAAGTTGTGGGTGTCACATTGCATGAAGGCCGGTATGACTCTTAAGGCTTTCGAGAAACGGTATCTTTGTGACCTTACTTTCTTGTCGCGGTTCTTTTACGGGAGTGGGGAATCTGCCTTTATGATTCCTTTGATCGGGAAAGCCCTTTGCAGGTTCAATGCAAGGGCCAACCGTAATGAGGATATCTCTGATCAAGTTTATATGGCAGGCAAGGCACTCTCGTATGCCTACGAGTTTCGTCACGTTGCTTACCTACGTGATAAATTTCTCCAACGGTTTCGCTCTACTGGCGTCGATTTGGGTGAGCTGTCTTTGTTGGATTTGACTTGGTTTAGCCGCCAATCAGTCCATTCCGTCCAAGCAGTACATAGCAGCATCATCAACGAGCCTCTCGTTATCGACGATCTTGAATTCCTGGAAATTGTCATGGGCAAATACGATTTAGGGCTCTATGACATGGATGATTTGTGCGACAGACTTATCTTAGATGACCGAGCCTACGTCTTCCAAGATGAGAGGTACTACCTTCTCGCCCATGAAGTTGAGTAGGACCTGAAAGCTTGGTCCCCTTTAAGGACCCGGTGTGGGAGATACTGGTGCCCAACGGCCTCGCCCG